TCAGTAAACGATCCAAGACTCAATGCAGAAGTAGAATTTAGGACCGGATATGTTTCTACAAAAAATCCAGTCGATCGATTAGTTGCTAATGTTACTGTAGAAAAATAATAATCCTTTGTTGAAAAATTAATTCGAGGAAATTTATCAATATAAAAATCTTGAACTTCTCGACTTGTTATAATAGGTTCAATTATGTTTGATATAACCGAACTAATATCAGTAGTGTTCCTAAACGTAAATGTAGTTGTTTTATCACGATATTCTTTATAAATTATCCCGTCAGCACCAAATAAGTTTGTATGACTGTATTTTCCAGTAGTATCTTTAAGATCAAAGAATCGGCTAATTCCGCTGCTAACACGATTAATTGATTTTATTTTAAGGATTTCCTGGTTAATTGACAACGGTAATACGTTATAGTCTTCACCTGTGATCATTCGTCCCTGTGTATAATAAGTTGCAGGAGCGTTAGACTTAATAGATTCAGAAGTCTCCGACGCCGAAGCATTATTAACAGTATATTTTAATCCTAGCGTGATTGTTAACGTTTCTTGTGTTCCTGTACTGCTTATGTACGGTACATCAATAGATATACTTTTAATATCTTTTGGATTAATTACATAAGATAGATTGTTACTTGTACGATAATATACTTTAAACGTTCCTTGCGGCAAGTCTCCGAATACACCATCTGAGAATAATAAACTTACTCGATCAGACGACCTAGTTAATACGCTAAAAATCTTTCTAATGTCTTTCTTAACACTGTTATAGATTATGTTATTACCTTCAACAGAGTCTACTTTAGACCATAGATCTTGTTCTATACCTGTTTCGTCTAGACTATACAACCAAATATCGTCATTGTTAATGTTAACTGCATCAAGGTCTACTGTTTGATTAGTAGTCGGTCTTGTTAAAGTAAACTCGCCTGTTTGAATTGTACCTTGCTTAAAATAAGCAAAATATCCCGAGTTAGTACTAGCTGCCCCTCTGCCGTCGTTTCTATATAAAAATGCTAGACTATTTCCGTCTAATGGCGGCTCTTCAAAGATATAATCAGTCTGATAAAACGAACTTGACACAATTTCGAATATAACATTTCTACCATCGATACTTTTTACAAATGAATATACAGGAAGACCAGGATTATTAGAATTAAAACGATATTGATCAGTTGGCACTCCCGAAATAACCTGTGTATCAATCGGTTTTCCTATCTGGGAATTTGTCGGTAATGCAGCATTTAATACTCTATCAAACTGATCTTTCCAATTTGGATTGGCAGAGTCGTTCCAGAGAATAGTTTGACCAGACATGTTTCTACCATTACTATCAGTAATAGTTTCAGTGGTTTGAACCGCATTAAATTTTAATAGACCATTTGCTGATATATTTCTTTTAGCATTATAACTTAAAAGTCTTGCTAATCTTAAAACTGATTCGCGACGTTCTGCTAATTCTAAAAAGTTATCACGAGCATTTAGGTCAAATCTAAATGCAAGATTTTGTCCTAAAAATGCTATTAGATCAATAAGTGCAAGGTATTCGCTTGATTCAATATAATCGTTAAAATCTTCCGGATAATTTTCTCGCAAATACGAGACCATTACTCGTCTTAAATTGTCGAAATCATAAGATTGAAAATCAGCGTTTCTGAAACTTTGATATATACGCTTCCAGTCTTCAGAAACGATAAGTCTATTTTGTCTATCTGTACTAGGCATTTGATGGGTTCCTCGATACAGATATTTATCTGATCATTATCTGATCAGATATTTCGTTAACCAATACTATTATCGCGATCGAATTTAAACTGTAACTGTTCGCTTATGCTATATCGAAGATAAGTTAGTTTACACTCAATTTGTATGCCCGAATCATATTGTGTAACTACAACGCTATCAGCAGTAACGCGAGGATCGTAATTGACAATTTCTGTGACATCGTTAATGATTGCGTTCTTAAGAATTTCAGTTAATGGTTCAAACAATACATCCCATATAATAGTACCAAAATTAGGATTTTCTAACTTTTCACCTTTTCGTATATGAAAGTGATTTAGAATATCTTGTTTGATCAAACTAATATCATATAATGCATAACTGTTTGACGAATTACTAATAGTGCTAATCCCTCGATAGATCCTACTAGTTACTGGTGATGATCGATCCTCAGACGACGAAACAACAACTTGACGATATAACGACTTTTCTTTATCCATTTTTATTTTCCAATTTTCTTAAATGTATCGGTAATTTTCGCATCTTTAAGATCTGTTCCATGCAAATTCTCATGATCAGGCCATGGTTCTTGATCCGGTACTCTAGGTGCTTTTGTTGCTGGTAATGCAGCATCAGCAATTACACCATTCATATAAATTCCGTTAGCAGTTTCTTTGTGGGAGCCTACACTGAGAATATTTGTCGAACCGCCTGCTGTAAGTTTACCATCTTGTTTAGCATATATCTCATAATTTTCATCAGCAGTTACAAACACAGATTTTTCACTGTATAAATTAATGTTTTCTTTGGCTGTTAAATTAATATTCTTATCTGCTGTAATATTGAAATCACCTACAGTGTGCATACTAATCGAATCAGCAGCATATATGTCTATTTTCCCTTTTGAAGTTAACTCTATCCAAGCAGTACCTTTGGCATTCGCTATATAAATCAAATCCTCTGAGTTATGTAACAAGATTTGATGTCCGGTTCGTGTACGTATTCTTATAAGTTCGTTATGCGGTACATCAGTTAGTCCTGAACCGCCATCGTCGACACTTGAATACTCCGGCGGACCGTCTGCTGCATAAGTTTTTCTTAAAAAATTAGCATCACCGTCGTCCATAACAAAGGTTGATCCGCCTAGTCTGCTAACAAATGTTTCCACGCGACTGTCTGATTTTCCGATTTTGCCTTTCTTAGCACCTTTTTTACGATCAACTGGTCCTGGAGTAGAAATACCAAACACTGTGCTAGGTACTTCTCTTCGAGCCGAACTAGTTGTTACGCCTCTAACTTCATCCTCTATTAATCCCTGTGCCTTTAGTACTTCTGTAAATGGATGCACTGGCTTTTTTATTTTAGTAGTATCTGTATGAGTCAAATCATTTGTTTGCTTATTAAACTCTGCTACTGGTACTTTGCCTGATCCGTTTGATAATTCTGTTGCAGCAAGACCTGGAATCATGAAATTCATATGTTGATCCTGCACACATCCTATCCAGTAACCTTGTTTAGGATCACCTTCAACAAAAATAACCATTACAATAGTGCCTACATCTGGCGGAACCATCCACATTCCGTAGGACTTTTGTGTATCGTTATAATCTGCATTCTTACCCAAGTGATCTACACTTGTCACACCGTAAAAGGGTGTTAGATATTTTACTTGAAAAATCTGGCCGTCTCTATTTGGAATGTTACCTACATTTTTCAATAACTCAACTTGCAGTGTTCCCATAAAGAACGGATCTAAGTGGCTAACTATCTTTGCTAAGAAAGGACCTGGTGATGATAATTTTGATAAAACGGGTCTTGTCTGTACTGGCATTTATTTTACTCAAATGGATTAATATTAATGTTAGGAATAGGCGGAACTAATTCATTTATTTGGTCAAGTGATATGCCTATTCCATCTGATGATTTAACTACTGCTCCTACTGCATTTGATAGTGCCTTAGTAGTTACTCCAAAAGATTCAATAGTAGTTGCTATGTTATTTGCAGCATTAGCAACTGACTCAATAGCATCACGTCCTTTGGCTGCATTCAATGAGTCAGAGTTTGGATTTTGACCTCCTCTTCTAATCGCAGTTAGTTCCTGTGTAAACTTACCTTGCTGAAATTGCGATCTTAATTTAGTAACTTGATATATCCCTGTAAATGTTACTGGATTATCTCCTCTAAAGTCAGCATACCCGTCTTCGCCTATGTCGTTAGGAGTTTGAAACTTGATATGGATGTCAACTTCACCACTGATTAAATTTATCGACCCGTCGTCTGCTTTGTTAAATTTAATTTGTTTTGATCTTCGATAACTGTTTGATACCCCTAGCTGCGGAATGTAATATGGATCTCCTAAGATTGTAATATTAACTGTCGACTGGTCAACTGAATCGTTAATATACACATCTTGCATAGTACGAGCGCGTGTAACCGTATAATTTTCGCCTCCTCCGCCGCCTTGACCCGATGTTGCTGTGGTAATAACTGATCCGGTTTGGATAGCCCCTGATGTACTATCTATAACACCTTGTCCTATTTTTTGAGGGATCCGAGATTCTGTATTCGGTCCAGCTGAGAATTTTATCGACTGAGTTGCATCTTTAGGCAATGCTCCTCCGTCAGCATATGTTGGTTGATAAAATCCAAATTTAATACTAAAATCAAATCTTAGTAGATCGACATTTTTACCGGTATACAAATACTCGTATGATTTAATAACTTGATTTTTTAAGTTCGCATATCCTTTTGGTAGACTCCCTGGTCCTAAGAATTTATACGAATGTACCTTGTAAGTTTCAACTCTATATATCATAAGATACGGCGGTCTACCAGTTTTTCTTAAATTTGATTCAAGACCGTCTAATAGATGTGTTTCAGTATTAATCCTAAACCATGTATACATCCCGTTACTATCAACTGGTCCTCCAGCATTTTTCGCACAAAACTCACTTACTAATAGTACCTGGGTGATTGCATTAACAATTGTCGATCCCTGACTAAATCTAAATTCACGAGATGCAGCGTCAACACTTACTCGATTCCTTGAAACTGGTTTTCCTCCCTCTTGAACTTCTCCGTGCCCTGGTGCTTTACATTCCCCCGGAGTTGTCATGTCGAATTTTAAAGAAGAACCTCCTATTTCGTTCAGGTCAGCTTTGTCTTCAGTCAGGCTTTCTCCGACAATATTTCCTACTTTTTTAACTATATCTGAAACAAGAGTAGCAGTAGATTCCGCAGGAGTTATCGCTGACCGTGCGTTGTCATTTTTTGGAAAAACAATCGCTATTTGGTCTGGTGTAACTTTTGTTCCTAGTTTTTCTGCATGATCCTTAAAGTATCTGTTAACAACATTTTGTAAACTGTCTTTACCCGATTGCAACATCTCCTGGACTGTTGCTCCGTGTATCGCAACATCTGTGAATAATTGATTATGCGTGTCTAATAATGCAGTTTCTGGTTGAGCTATTGCTGCTATTTCGTATTGACATCCTGCTCCGGACAAATTGCACACTACTTCTCGTATATTAACCGGAATATATCTTGTTGCATCCTGTGATAAAACTGCTACACCTTCGCTATTGTACCCAATAAATTCAATAGTAATTAGATATACTGCTTGTGTATATGATATCTGTGCAGTGTCAGCACCGGAACTTCTAAGTGCGTTAGTAGCCGCTTCTTGCATTACACTAAGTAATAATCCAATACTATAAGGTTCCATAACTGTAAAAGTTATAGAATTAATTGCTGTTGCTCCTGCTGCTCCACCAAAAGTAGAGTCTATTGCAAAATTGTCAATATAAAATTCATACTTTTTTCTAGTGCCTTCACTAGTTTCAATACTCGGTCTGCGTGACTGCGATCCTCCGCCGCTTTTAAAGATTACATTTTCTACCGGAGATCCTTTTTTATACGTTTCGTCTGGATAGTTAATTTCATTTTTTGTCAACGCTGAAAATGTAAAAATGTAGTCGTACGAAACATATTGATCTAAAATATTCGGTTCTACATTTGGGAAATTCGTTTCAGCCATGTTATATACCTAACACTGTAAAAAGTTTTGACTTCTTAGGTAAAAATATCTTTGTACCTGGAACAAGGTCAAACACTGGATCTCGAATAATGTCCATATTACGTTGAGCAAATACCCACCATAACTTCGGAGTTCCATATAAATCAAATGATAATAAATCAGGACGATACTTATATTGTGGTTCTACTGTATATAGAAAGTCGTCTGATTCGGCAGATACCGGTCTAATCGTTAGTTCAGTAAGATAATTTGTATTCTTTGATGTTTTAAACCATGGACTTGTATTAGAATATGTTGCAGTCATTATATATAACTCCCTACTGTGTTACCTTTAACAAAATCGTCAAGACTAAATCGACGCACTTGCTCGCGGCTGTATGCTAACGCTGCGGTAACCGATACTGTACTTTTTACCGGGACTCTGTTAATCATACTATCAACTTCACATGACATGTAATCAACATCCGGCATTAACTGGACTTGAAAACTCTTAATAACTATTGGGGTATTATTAAACACATGCGGCCCGTATCCTGATAGCTTCACCACCGGCGGTGGAGATCCTGTATTTGAAGTATCACCATAGGACATTTTTGTTAAACTTCTTAAAAAATGAACAGTTGCTACCCAATATGTTGCTTGTTTTGCATCTTCTACAATAAAGTCTCCTTGAATTTGTATTTCGTCAACTTTACTATTTTGATACGACAAAAAAGGATAATTATTATGCATCGGTTCCATTAATGTATAATTGGCAGAATGTCCTATATTAACTGTTGGAGTGTAAGGAAATACCAATCCGTCTGTGGCCAATAATGGTCTAAGCACTGTACTTGATGTAAAAACTGAACTATTTGGAAAACTTATACGAACTCTCCAATCGTCAGTCGATCCCCTAGATGCAAATTTTGCCGTCGAAACCGATGTCGATGCCCCTGCTTCAGCGCCAGGAGGAAAATTACCTTTTACTCGGCCCGTTATAATGCCAACATTTTCTATACTAACTGTGCCTTTATCTGTGGTAGCTTGTAATGCATTATCAAATGTTTCTTTTGAAACACCTGTAGCATCTAACATTTCCTGGGTTATCATTATTACTCTCCGTATGATATATTTATTGACAAAAAAATCTATTGATTTTATAATTAACGCTTAAAGGATTATATATTAAAAATGAAAAAAGTTAACTATCTCAACAACCGTGATTTACTAGAAGAAATACATCGATCAAAGAATTCATATTCCACGTTTACACAACCTGAATATAATGTATACGACTGTATACTGCCAAGTGTTGACAAAATCAATACTAGATCTACTGCTGAAGCTAAAAGAGTACGAGCTAAACGACTAAGTCAAGAACTTTATGAAAAACAAAAACTCGAAAATCCAAAAACTAAACCAAGTGATTGCGAAATCGATTATAGAAAAGTTAGCAAAACAGATGTAGTGTTTAGAATTATGACATTCGATCATATACCTGATGCTCCTGGACGTAAGAAATCAGTCAAAACAGTAGCTGATTCAAAAGAAAAAGTAAACTTTCCACCATTTCAACATTGGAAATTTAACGACGCAGGCGAATTAGTGTGCGTAGGTAAAAGTCATTGGATAGGCGATCTCGAAACTGGGCACTTTTCAAAACAGCATGGACAGATCACCGATACGCTTGCAAGAATGTACATTAAGCTCTGCGAAAGATATGCTACTCGAGGTAATGTGCGCGGGTATACTTACAATGACGAAATGCAAGGACAGGCTATCTTACAATTAACACAAATTGGATTGCAATTTGACGAATCAAAATCAAATAATCCGTTTGCTTACTTTACCGCAGCCGTAACAAATTCGTTTGTACGAGTTATAAACATAGAAAAAAGAAATCAAAACATACGTGACGATATTTTAGAAATGAACAATATGAATCCAAGTTATACTCGAATAGTCAATGCCGAGTTCGATCAAGAATTAAAACGTCACGAGGAAGAATAATGCAACTTCCGATCAACGATCCTCGTGTAATAAACGCAATCGGTATCGTTAAGAAGATCAAGAATCCCGACGAACCGATTGACAAAGCCTTTGAAAATTATTATCACTGCAAACTAATATATTCCGATCCTTGGTACGTCACTGGATGGGTCGAAATTGAAGAAGAGAAATATCAAACTTTGTTTTTATTACAAAACGGATAAAATAATGAGTAATTTATTTAAAAAAGCAGCTTGCTTTACAGATTTGCATCTTGGACTAAAGTCAAACTCTGTGACACACAATCAAGATTGCGAAGACTTTGTAGATTGGTTCATTGCTACTGCAAAAGCTGAAGGATGCGAAACTGGTATTTTCCTAGGAGACTATCATCATAATCGCAACAATATCAATATGCTTACTATGTCGTTCAGCATACGATGTTTAGAGAAACTAGGTCGAGCATTTGATCAGTTTTATTTTTTCCCCGGTAACCACGACTTATACTACAAAGATAAAAGAGATGTGCATTCAGTTGACTGGGGTCGTCATATTCCCGGAGTCACTATTGTTAACGAAATTACATCAATCGACGGTGTTACATTAGTACCGTGGATGATAGGCGATGAATGGAAAAAGATTGACAAACTTAAAAGTCAATATATTTTTGGGCACTTTGAACTACCGCTGTTTTATATGAACGCTATGGTTCAAATGCCCGACCACGGGGAATTGCAATTAGCTCATCTTAAAAGCCCTGAGTATGTGTTTTCAGGACATTTCCACAAAAGACAAGCACAACAAAATGTAGTATACATCGGTAATGCATTTCCTCATAACTATGCAGATGCCTGGGACGACGATCGTGGTATGATGACTCTTGAATGGGGAGGAACTCCCCAATTTCACGTTTGGCAAGATGCTCCAAAGTTTAAAGTTATTAAACTAAGTCAACTGCTCGACGATGCTGATACATTAATCAAGTCAAAAACATTCTTAAGAGTTAATATCGATATTGATATCAGCTTTGAAGAAGCTAGTTTTATCAAAGAAACGTACATGAATCAATACCATATAAGAGAATTAACATTAATACCACAAAAGAAACTAATAGAGGTTGACTCAAATCCCGAAGCAGAAATTTTTGAATCAATTGATCAAATTGTATCCGATCAACTGTTAAACATTCAAAGCGAATCATACGATCCTAACATACTTTTGAAAATTTACAATAATCTATGAAAATTAAAGACCTAACAATTAAAAATTTCTTATCAGTCGGCAATGCTACCCAAGCAATTAACATATCTAACGAACATTTAACTCTTGTACTAGGAGAGAATTTAGATCTAGGCGGCGACGATTCTGGTGCTAGAAATGGTGTTGGAAAGTGCCTTGGTATAAATACTATAGTAAAGATTCGTAATACTATAACAGGCGAGATTTACGAAACTACGATCGGAGAATTGTACTATGGCGAGATGGAACAAGACCAAAAAAGAAAATTGTGAAGATATTTTGAATAATACTATATCAAACTTGCATCATGCAACATATAATGCCGTACTTCAGAAAGTGTTAGATTCCGATACTACTAATAATAAACAACAAATTGAAAAATTTGTAAGAAATGAGTTAAAGATAACCACGAATGCGTCAGCTCGGACGATAGAATACTGGAAGCAGCGAGGATGGTCTGAAGACATTTCATATGTTAAAGCAAAAGAATCTAGAGTATTACATAAATCAGTAAGCGTATTTTCAAGAGAGTATTGGTGTAATAAAATTAACCCAGAAACCGGAGTAAACTACACAATCGCAGAAGCCGACTTCCAGAGAAATTCAAGAAGACCTACTCATCAAGAATACTGGATATCTAAAGGATTTACAATAGATCAAGCATTACTGTTAGCTAGATCTACCAAGGATAGTAATAACAAAAAAGGAGCAATTGCTACAAAAACTAGCAAAGTTAGAAGAGTAACAAGTAAAAGGTGCGTTGAGTATTTTATTGCAAGAGGATATTCTACAGAAGAAGCTAAGAAATTAGTTAGTCAATCACAATTGCACTTTTCAAAAAAAATATGTATTGAAAAATACGGAGAATTAATAGGGTTGCGTGTTTGGCATGCTCGGCAATTAAAATGGAAACAATCGTTGAAAGACACAGGCATGTACTTAGGAATATCAAAATCGTCATTACGGCTTTTTAATGAAGTACAAAAATATATTCCTACTATCATGTACGGCAAGGACGAGCAATCTGTCACGGTTGCAGATCACATAATATGGGTCGATTGTTTAGCGCCAGATAAAAAAATTATCGAGTTCTATGGAGACTACTGGCATGCTAATCCTAAAAAATTCAAAGCCGATGACGTAATTAAAACAAAACTAGCATCAGAAATTTGGATTAACGATGCTGCTCGCATTAATCTGCTAATTTCAGCAGGATATACCGTATTAGTAATATGGGAATCAGAACTAAAAAAGTTTGAGGAAACAATAAAAAAATGTATAGAATTTCTGAAGAAGTAACTCGAAAATTTGTCAATTCAGTAGCATGTTCACACCTAGAAATCGAAACCGACACCGGGTGGCAACCTATATCTGCAATACATAAAACTATCCCATACGAAGTATGGGATTTAGAAACCGAATCTGGTCGTACATTATCAGCAGCCGACACTCATATCGTGTTCGACGACTGTTTGAACGAAATTTTTATTAAAGATATTATTCCGAATAAAACAAAAATTACAACATCTTGCGGTCCTGAGATAGTAACAAGTATTACAAAAACATCAACTACTGAACATATGTTTGATATCACTGTTGAGTCAGATGATCATAGGTTTTATTCAAACGGAATCTTATCTCATAATACCGCCATTATTAATGCGTTAAGTTATGCATTGTACGGACAGGCATTAACTAACATTAAAAAAGACAATCTCATTAATCAAATCAATGGTAAAAATATGTTAGTGACTGTTGAATTTGAAAAAAATAATGTTAACTATCGTATCGAACGAGGAAGAAAGCCTACAGTATTGAAGTTTTTTATTAACGGTCGCGAGTCTGCAGAAAAGGATTTAGATCCCGCAGACAGTCAAGGCGATAGCAGAGAAACACAAAAAGACATCGATAAACTAATCGGCATGTCTCATGATATGTTTAAACATATCATTGCTTTAAATACCTATACTGAACCGTTTTTAGCCATGCGAGCAAACGATCAAAGAGCTATTATCGAACAGTTGCTAGGTATTACCTTGTTATCAGAAAAGTCTGAGTTGCTTAAAGAGCAGATCAAGCAGTCAAAAGAAACTATCTTTCAAGAAACTGCTAGACTCGATGCTATTAATAAATCGAATGAACGTATTCAAGAGTCTATTACCAGTTTAAAAACTAAACAATCTGCTTGGCGCAAACAACAATCTACCGACATCAATAAAATAGTCAAGGCCATTAACGAATTAGCTAATGTTGATATCGATGCTGAAATTGTTCAACACGAAAAACAAACAGTATACGACGAGTTGTTTAATAAAATTAACAGTTTAACTAAACAAAAGGCAACATTAGAATCTGCTCTTGTACAAGCTAATAAAACCGTTACAAAGTATGAACTTGAACTTACTAACTTAGCTAACAAAAAATGCCCTGCGTGTGAACAAGACTTACATGACCACAAACACGATATTATGATGCAAGAAGCAATATCTTCATTAGAAGAAAGTATTGTATATTCCGATAAAGTCACTAATAGTTTGCATGAGATATCGCAACAACTGTTAGCTATTGGAG